ATATCAAGTCCTATAGAATATTCTTTAGCGTCAAAAGCATTCCTAAAAAACATAAAAATAAGTCCATTAACAAGTACTTTCGATTCTACTTCGTCACATTTATTATAACTAACTACATTTTTTATCTTATCAAATTTACCAAAAGATGCTACAAGCACATTAACAACATGCAGGCCAAACTTTGATACACACTCAATAAGCACGCCTTCAAATGGTGATACTCGACGAACGCCTTGTTTGAGACCTTGAAAAGACATTTGTTTTTTCAGAATCTCAAGTTGAGATAACGCAAACCGTTTAAACTGTTTAGCTGCATGGACATTACCATGAAACTTCAGTCGTGGAGGAACTGGCAACATTATTTTTCTTTATAATCGTGTGATTCTCTAAGGTCATTAGAAAGACTGGAGGATATTCCAAGACTTGACCCTATGCTCTCTGAATGCCCTATACTAATTCCACGAGATTCCGAGTGGCTCCAAGATTCGCTTTCACCAGCATTGTAGCTGTTAGAAATTCCTGCAGAAGCATTAACTGCGCCATACATCGAGGCAAAAGCTTGGGCAGAAACATTAGTTAGTGACTCAGCCACCTTCTCTCGCAACCCGTATTCAGACCCGTATGCTTTTACTTGAGCGTCAATCTCACCAAGTTGTGCTTGCATATCAGAGTCAGCATTTTTAACCCTCAATTCCCACTCAGCCACCAAACCTTTTTGCTGTTCAGTAACTGCACGAGATTCTGATTCATACCCGTCTACTTGTGCTGAGTAAACATCAGTGATTGCCTTATTTTTTGATGCTTTACCATTTATTTCAGCAGTATATGCTTCTACTTCACCAGTAAAAGCAAGAATTACCCCCTTATTATATTCAACGGTTGCCTTAAGATTTTCAATTTGTACTTCAATATAAATCTTATCAGCTTCAGCTTTAGCAATATAACCCTTGATATTTTCTGCATAAATTGCAATAGCGTTAATAGCTAAAGCTTTTGCATAATCAAGTGAACGATCATTAGTCTTATTATAGAAATCACGCAGCACAGCCTCTAAATCTTTCGCTAAACCAAGTATAAACTGACTGTTCTTTTGGGCAAGTTCGGCTTGCTCAATCATTATTTTGCCATTCAAATCGAGTAAGTTTCTGGCTTGCTCACTGACTTGTTCTTGCAGACGTCCTGCCATTGCACCCGGTGGAAGATCAAAACCACGAACAGCAAAATAATCTTCAATCTCAGTTTGAGTTTTATTAAACTCAATAGTCTGTCTGGCTCTGGCTCGATCAAATATTTCTTGTTCAACAGTAGCATTAAGTCCAGTAGCTCCAGTTTGTAAATCATTGATTATTCGAGCCAACAATGGCGTAAATAATGTTGTATCATAACTGGAAGCTACCCAAGAAAGAGAATCTGCTATTGTAGCTGGGGGATCAGCAGGATCAATATCTGATAAATCAACTGTGGGGATTGATGCAAGAGCGCCAAGAACAGCAGAGAAGTCAGGAAAAACCAAATCAAGACCTGCTGCTATTACTGGTGGAGAAGGGATATTACCAGCTAAATTTGGAATATTTTGTGAATTATATGTAACATTTGGAATTACTAAAGGAGCAATAATACTATTAAGATTAGCCATATATTGTTGAAGAGTAACAAGCATCGCGTCAGCGTCTTCTGTTACAGTATCAAAACGCTCATTGACAAGGGTATACGCTCCGGTTGAGTTTATACCGGGAGCTTCCCATTCACCATCAAAATCATTGGGATACCCCGGAGTAGCTAATGATAAACTTATGGATGTACCATCAACAAATGACCCCATTATAAAGTCTCCTTAAATATTACAAACTGTTCCAGGTCTGTGATGTTTGATTATTGAATAATCAAGTACGCTGCCTGATTCTGATCGCAACAATTTATTCGGTAAAGTCATATTACAATAAGTTATAGTGCCCGCATTTACTACTGATTCCATTACTTTTGCAGGAAGTGTTATTGTGCCATATGTAAATTCTTCCGCAAGGCATTCACATGAAACTTTTTTCATTGGCAATGTCATTTTAGCAGTGGCCACTTCCCAATTTTCTATTTCTGCTGCAAGACGAATTTTCGGTAATGTTATATCACTATAAACAACCGTCGGATTCCAACTCTCAGATGAAACTGTTCGTTTTGGTAAATCTATACTGGTATCACTACCCATTTCACATAGTACATGGAAAATAGGCTTTTTAATATCACCCCATGTAACTATTGGATTGGTACACTCAGAAGCAACCTCTTTACGCGGTAAATCAATATCCGCGTCTGTTAGAGTCCAAACATAACTTATAGAATCAACAGTTTTAGCCGGTAAAGTAATTCCAACATGAATTAGCGTTGGATTTGATACTACAGATGCTAACTGTTTGGCAGGTAAAACTACTGTGCCCCATGTGACAATATCATTAACAGACTCGGATGCTAATACCTTTAATGGTAAAGTAACTGCACAATGAACAGTAGCTGTATCACTACTAAATTCAAAATTTATGGCAGCTATGGGCGGTGGCGTATATGACATAGCTATTCCATACAATCAGCAAAAATAACATCATTTTCATCTTGGTTACCTATCGCAACAGCAGTAAACCTCGAACTGCCACCACCTAAACAAGACAATGACCAAGCACCTGTAGTCGCATCAGAAGTTGTCATCCCTAATAATCTATTTAACCCTCTATCGCCATATACAGCTACATTACGATTTATGCCAATTCCATTAGATGTAACAGTCCCACCAACTTGTACCATTACAGGGCCAACAAGTTTTGTAATAGATAAAGGAATTATTTTTAGCATCTAAACCTCTTTACAAATCAGTGGTACAGCAGCATTATATGATATAAAAGCCCTATGATCATCTGTGCCGTCAGAATAAACGGCTAAATCAGTGAACCCAGTAGTTGAGCACATTAAAATGTTATCAAAGTACCCCATATAACCACCAGTAGCATCTTTTATTGGATAAACAGTACCTAAAAAATCACCATTTAATGGATCAGGATCACCTGATGTCCCAGGAGATAAAGGTGCAGCCGATGCCGCAAATGAATCGTTCTTAGTTCCATCATGCGAAAAAAGAACAATATATACCCCTACTAATGAATTTGTATTAGCGCAAGCCACAGCATAATCTTGAGCTAATTTACATCCAGCAGTATAACTGGCCACCACAGTAGTAAAAGTAACATCAAGGCCAGAAATTGCGTTAATCGTCAGTCTTTCTATGTTGGCATTATCCCTAATAACAACACGACCATCCACAGCCCAAGATGTAGGGATACTTGGTAATGTAACTGTAACATTTGAACCAGCAGTAACAGCACTGGCGGACACAACTACTTCTTGATCGTATAATGCATTCAGAATCCCACATAAGCACGCATATTTTGAAGTTCCAATATATGACCCAACTAAAAAGGAATCCATATTAGCGTACACATAAAGAGTACCTGAAGTTAAATCTGCCACATACCAGTTACTTACAGCCGTCATGCTTGTTACTCCAGCATGGGTTGTGGCGTTCCAGTATAGATGTGTAGTTATACGATTATAATTGGCAGTTGATGACGCTTCAACTTTAACATAAATATCCGTCGTTCCACTTTCGCCTGCTGAATACATTACAAAATAATCACCCGCTGTAATGTTACTTTCATCAATGGCATACACACTGTCGTGTAAGGTCCATCCAAGGCCAGTAGTGGCATAAGTATTTCTCTTGCACATCCAATCACGAAATATCTTAAATGCCTCATACCGTGAAGAAAATGGTTCTGCTATTAAGTTTGCATAAGCCATTTGATCACGCTTTCGGTTGAGTAACAGTGAAAGTGCTCACACTTGAAATATTACCTTCCACAATAGAAGTATTCGACATCCGCATCTCATACGAAGATGAAGTACCGATTGCACCATCAAGTCTAATTGCTGTAGTACTTGCTCCTTGAGTTCTGTCATTGGCATACCATCTAAACCATCCAGCGGCGGTACCAGTACCAGCAGCAGCAAGACCTACTGATTGCCACACCTCAGCTGCAGCTTTTGCCAATACCCCATCAGTACTGACATCCATGTTAAGACCATTCGTGGCAACTCCTGGTGTAAATGCACCAGCATTCAAAGTAATGACATCCAGTAGAGCTCCAGTTTCAAGAGCATCTGCATCAGCCGGTTGTGTACTTGAGTACCTGTAAATAACACTATTTGCCATCAAGCCCTTAAAATCATCAGTAACATTTAAGGCATTTACCAAACCTGTACTTAATCGTAGCGCCATTTTATTCTCCTAATAAACTGAGTTAATTACATTATAATCAGAAACAACAGTTGCTCCTGATGAACCAGTTGGATACAATAACTTATTTGCTGTTGGGATAATCAAAGCTCCATCTGCTGTACCTATAGACAAACCATCATCACTTGACCAAATAGCAGATAAGCCTTGAATCTGTAAAGCTGTAGCACTTAAATCAACAAGTTCAATATTTGCACTGTACTCATGCGCAGGAACTTCTGTTTTCTTTTCAAAGCTCATATCAGAAAACTTATTTGCCCCACGAATAAAACCTGTAGATTCTTCAGTAGACACCCAGACACCCAACTGAACAGGCTTTATCATCCTGACATTTGAACCAAATTGAAAGAAACACCGCGCCATATCAAACTTGCCATATGCATACGGCTCAGAAACCCATATCACATCGGCAACAGTAACCCACATGCGACCTTGAAATATACAAATATGATTACCAAGTGGGGCAGCCGAAAAAGACCTTGTTGTATCTGCGCCTACATGATCGTTAGTAGGCCATGGACTTGATATGCCATTTTCAATTACACCATTTTGAAAAGTACTTGAATAATAAGTCTTTGTTCCTGCTTGCCAATAAGAAACCTTAGCACCTTTCATCAGTCCCGAACGAACACCAGTCAATGACAAGTCTGTACCAACTTTATAAAGTGCAGCATCGGCTGTTCTATCTTGTATGACAAAACAATCACCAGTATCACAAAATAATGAATGGGATACCTCAGCAAAAACAATTTCTTGTCCAGGTCTTCGTGAAATCCTGCCTGTGTCATCTATATCAACATTGACAGCTTCAGCTAACTCTGATACCCCTGTATCAGAGCTATATTTTAAGCGTACAGGATCAATAATATTATTTAACCCTGAAGAACCTGTTAAAAAGGGTACTATAGCCATTATATATTCCAGCTATTTTTAGTAGTTATGCGATAATTAAGCTCGTTATGTTGAACTCTAGCATCAGTAGCGGGCCCAAAGGTTTTCTCAAATCTACTTTCAAATTGTGATGCTACCATACTTGGAGGTTGATCGGGGGTTCCTGCGGTATCTGTATCTCGCTTTCGGAATCCTAAAGCTAGCGCCCAATCAAGCATCTTCATATGATACCGCTCTGGAATATCCAAAGTATCTACAATTGTAATAGGCTGACGTACAATAACCATGGTTATAGCACCTAGTTCTGTTGGCGTAGGTACTATAGACACTGTTTGTCCAGACTGGTACCACTGCGTGGTTAGCTCAGGATTAGTGCGCCACTCGGTGTCCTCATCATTTAGTTCTTCAATTGTTGTTTTAGGAAGAAGTACATCATCGAGGTATAGATACTTAATCTCAAGGATAAGAGAGTGAATTGCGTACGTTGAAGTCCCTATAACAGTAGGAATACTACAGTATGTAGCATTTCCGTCTTCAACTAGTAGTCTAGCTCGGGTCGCAGCTTCTACTTGAGCTTCATTTATATAAAGCTCTATTTCAGCATTGGACCATAAGTAGGGCTCTACTGTATCATCAGCTATCAGCCTGTAGGCATCTATAAGTTCATCAAGTGTCATAGTTAATCCTCGAATTGTTATACTACTCATGTTAAGCTAAATAATACTTAACATGAGTAGTATAACACTTTCGTGTTATACTAGTTAAAATTATACTGCTTGGTCACAAATACCAAAAACAGTTATATCCAGTCGGCCAGTAGTAGCCTGAGTCGCACCAGCATTTGTCAAAATAAGATAAGCATCTTTAGGCAAAGTTACCGGGATAACTGCTACATTAGTTTGCCGAAGTATTGCAGCAGTAGCCAAGGAAGTAGCCGCGCAAAAGTAGTCGTCATCCTGAGGTACAGTGACGGAGTCAACGCCGTCTGTGTACGCGAATCCAATCTTACCGGTAGACGCAGCTGTAAATACAGCGCTAATCTTAAGAATGTAATCCAGGAGAGTAGTGCCTTTAGGAATTACACCAAGACGCAATACATCTGCAGCCACGATCGCCGTAGCCTGATCAGAATCAGTCCATACACCCGCCGTAGTAGCCAGAGGGAAAGTAAGTGCCGTTACGTTACCATAAGGTACGCCGCCAAGATTACGCGGAATACCTACGTTGTTTTTTGTTACATTAGCCATGATAAAGTCCTTATAAAATTAGCCAGAGGAATTACCCTCTGGCTATGTTATTAGATAGACGCTGGAACGTAAGTATCCAGCGCAATGAGACCAAAGGTCTTAGCGTTAAACTGAGAACGTTTCACGCCAAAGATAGCTCCAGAAGTAATAGACAAAGCATTACCCCGATCGTCAGTTTCCTCATGCCAGGTATTACGCCCTGGACCACCCGCACGACCATAGGCAACCATGCCAGCTTGAGCACCCATGAACAGTGCACGAGCTGCAGTCACGTTAGAGCCCGAGCCATAGTCACTAAATGTAACCACGTTACGGTGCTTATGAAGCACAACATCAGCGTACTCACCCAGAGCACCAGTATAGATTGGAGAAGCTGTACCACGATCAGTAGCCTTGTGAATAGCCAACCAATCATTTTCAGAAGTACCGATGCGCAGCTGATAAGCCTGGTAAGTGTGCATCAAGAGAACAAACTTCTTGCTTCCATTAACATTGAAAGGCTGAATCATAGGATCTGTTAACTCAGCTCGAGCAACCATGCGCTCTACATCACCCAAGGTGATGGGCATAGCGTTAGTAATGGTAGCTTTAGAAGTAGCAGTACTTGCGTACATCTGATGAGCCGTATCGATAGCAGTTAGGGCGTTATTGGCACGGCCTGTCCAAGTGGTAGGCTGATGCGCTGCGCCAACTCCACGTGCACCAGAGAGATAGAACATCATTTCCTCGTCAAGCTCTTCAGCCCACCAAGTAGACAATGCGTCCCGGCCTTCTTTACGAAGATCAAAGGGAACACGCTGCTCGGACATTTTACCTTTAGACTTCGTGCCTTTCCGCAGTTGATCAATAAACAGAGCGTCGTTGAAGAATACTAAAGATTCCTCACCAGTAGCGTGGCCCTCAATAACTTGGTCACCCTCAACACCTGGTTGGGTCATCTTCATGCGTAATGCAACAGTTACTTTATCACCTGCTGCTTTATTCAACTCATCTCGCATAACGATAAGAGAATCATTTGAAGTCCCGATAAATGGGGCAAAATACTGTTTCTTTGCTGCTTCTACAGCCAAAGAAGTGGACCACCGCTGGATGGCAAGCGGATCATTTAGTGCAAATTCAGTTGCAGCCATTGTATTCTCCTAAATTTAATGGCCAGCCAGGTAAAGCTCTTGTTCTTTAGTCGACAATTTCATAAACTGTGCCTCAGATAGAACTTTATCTGAAAAGTCCGGCCTAGATTCTTCACTTGTAGGAACCGCTGCGAGTGACTTGAAGTCAGTTCCTTGTTTAACCTTGCCTATAATAGACTTCTCAAGATCCTTTCTTACAGATTCCTTGATAGCTTCAACGTCTACTTTAGTAGGCTGTGCGTTTTTCATTGTAGCAATAACCCGTAAGATTTTTGCAGCCTGAGCGCCGAGAAGTACTGGCTCGGATTGGCCAGGTAAAATAATCTGGGTCGATGGATTCGTTAAATAGAATAACTCATCTGTAAACCCTATACCCTGCGCGAACTCTCGTAGGTCATCAGAAGCTTGAGAAGCTGTATCAAACAAACCTGGGACAGCTTCCTCCATGTCTCTGCTTACTGCATCATATAACTGCTGAGTACGCTGAGTTTGTATTTCTGATTGTCTCTGAAACTCAGTGTGCTGCTGAAGCTGCTTCATATACATGAGAGCATCTTTAGGGCTCTCATCAGCCAGCTCTTGAAACTCTTCATCAGATAAAGTTTGAAACTCGTCTTCTTGCCGAGTCTCCTGGCTAGCTTCTTGTGCTGGCGTTTTTAGCGCTGCAGTTAGCTCAGCAATTTGTTGCTTCAAAAACTTGTTTTCCCCTCGTACCTCATGCAAGGCAGCGGTAGGAACGAATCCTTTAGGGGGCTTTACGGGTTCTTCCGAGGTTTCCTCGGTAACTTCCTGAGCCAAGTTCTTATCTTCAGTTTCTTCGGTGGTAGCGTCTTCAGCTGTCGGCTCAGAGGTAGCCGGGGTTTCCTCTTGTGCTGATCCGCGTAACTCGTCTTCTGAAACTGTTTCTAAACCCTGCTGACTAAGAATATCTACTGATGTTTCTTCGGGAGCAGAGGCCTCTACTACGGGTACTATTTCTTCACTCATGATTTTTTTTAACGACTCGTGGTCGAATGGTAAAATTAACTACTTATTTAACGTCCCCCGGACGATTAAAACCCAAACCCTGGAGCCTTAGGAAATATACGGTCAAAGTTATCCCGGTATTTCTGGTCAGCTTCAGAAGTTTTTTCTTGAAAACATCTAAAATCTCTTCCAGTTGGTAGTTCTCTGTGAGAGCGGAAGTGCTTTTCCATCTTTTTATCAACTGCTGCTTCTTGTGCTTTATTCACTTTTGGCCTCTGTAGGTTTTACTGTTTGAGCTTTAAGAATCTCGTTACCCAGTTTAGCACCAGCTTCCCAGTCATCCCGCTCTACGTCACGACGTCTAGCGTCTGCATTAGCCAAGCGCTCTGTAATTTTTGACTTAGTATCTGCGTGTGCTAGCTGGCGATCTTCATCGTCTTTCTGTTGCTGAAGCGCCTGTTGCTGTTCTTTTTGTTGTTGTTCCTGCTGCTGAAGCATCTCGCGCTCTGCATTAGGTAAGTCAGCATGAGGGTCTGGTACTCCAGTTGCTTGACGAATCTGTTTCAGTAAAGCGTCTTTATTTGGTAAGTCACTGATCTCGAATGCCAGGTTAAGAAGAGGCCCAATAGCTTCTGGCGGCGCTTTGTTGATCGCACCAAACAAGAGCTCCATATTTTTCTCACGCATAGTGTCAGTAAGAGGCGCAGCAGCAACCACTATGTCAAAGTTACCATCACTGATACTATTCTGGATGGTAATCCCGCCCAGGTTTGCGTCATATACTCTCTTGTTAATCTCAACAAACTTCTCTGACCCAGAAAGTCTGTCAGTGACACGTAATACCTTGGGGCCTGTCCAAGTGTCCTTGACCATAGCCATGGTAAGCTCGCCCAGTCGTTTCTGAGAAAGCATAGCGTTGTGGAGTAACGAGGCTGTCACGGTAGAAGAAAGCTGCTGCTTTTTATCCAGTGCTATACCTGATTGAAGAGCACTTCCTGAGCTCAGGGCTTCGTCGTTAGCGCCTGCGATCTCTTGTATTTCTCTCTCAGATTGAAGCATCATGTCAACCTGTGGAGTAGCTAAGGCTGACATCTCTTGAATCTCAAAGGACCCGCGACGGCCTTTCTTTAATACTATAAGACCGTCCTGCCGGTTAGCTTCTGAGTAAACCTTATTTATGTCTTTTGCAGCGTCCTCTTCAATTATGACTCGACGATTCGATATAAGAGAAAGTGCCATAGACCGGCGTTTATTTACTTCCATCGCTTGGTCTTTTATTTGTCTTGGAATACCGAAGGGCTGATTAAACCTATCCAAATAACCAATGAATGGAACAAATGGGTATTCATCATGGCTATACGGACTCGGAACATCCTGAAGTAGTAGGTCTGATATAAAGGTAGCGACTCTTGTCTTCTTAACACACGCTGAAATAAGCTCAGTAGCATACTGCATCGCGCTCATTTGGTCCGATGGGCTCTTAAGAGCGTCTACATCAATTACCTGACTGTCTGGCATAACTGCAAACAGTGATTTGCATAATACTGTATACCACATCTGTACAGGACGTACACGTTTGCGGTCTGAGTTTATCCAGTGGTTAGACGAGAGGTACTTGTGGTGATCCTCTATAATTGTTCCTACGTCATCTACGTCAGGTACGTAGTAATCAGAAGAAAGCTGTCCGAACTTCTCGATAATCTCTTGCTGTTTCTGAGGAAATGCTTGGATAATATCCTCAAGATTCTTCCAAGCTGCAGTAAACCGGTATCTACAGTTTTCTTTCCCGTCCCAAGGAGACGCATACGGATCCCACCACGATGAATACCAGGGATGCCTGGTCCATTGTACTGGTTCACATCGTGGGTCATAGTGCTTACCTACCTCTATGCACCCATACCCAGTGATAATCTCGTCACTAAAAGCCGACGTGATGAGCTCTGCTCCCTTATTCTGGTCCTTGACCATAGCAAAGGCTTCAGACATAACCTGAGCTAGCTCAGAGTCATCCTTAGTTCGCCCTTTCGCAATGATATCTTGCTGGTTGCGAATAAAGTGCCCATGAATTAGGTTGATCACAGGAAAAATCCTGTTAATTGTCAGTGGAGCAATTCCTTTATCCAGAAGTTTCTTAAATGACGCCGCCGACCAGTGATGCGCGTCACGAAACTCGTAGTCATTCCATGACTGGGCCCGCCACTCAGAGTGCGCAGCCTGAGCCTCGGATACCCAAGAGAGCAGCGTGCGAATGTCGGTCTGCTTAAAATCTAAACCCTGACTTATCATTATAAAGCCCACCGATCCGGTGTATCATCCCGCTCAAACTCGCTGGTATCGCCGATATCTCCCTTAATATGTAAGGCGAGGTACTGAAGACCATCGTGAGGGTGACTAAATTTATTCTTATCTGCCTTCTCGGAGAACTTTTCAGAGCCCGCAAGCTGTATTCTTCTCAATTTGTAGCCTCCATTAAAGCCCTTGCGTAACATTTTACAGCGTGGATGAAGCAAAAAGGCTGGTTTACCGTCTCTTAATTGCTGCAAAAAGTACCGGACGGCTTCCCAACGTACTTGCGGGTTGTTAGTATTTGCGGGTTCCGCGTCTATACCCAGCTCATATAGTTCCTTAAATACCGTTTGTTCGTCGGTATCAGAACGTTTATCCCCAGAGGGGTCACCTATGAATGTCGCTTCATTCGACTTATACTTGTTACGTAAGGTCGGTAAGAGAACCTCGTTAGCGAACTGATTAATACCCATACCTTCTGCAACCAGTTCTTCCAGTATGTGGAGCGTGCCATTCGGAGTCTCTTGCCCGATGATTGCAGCAGGAGTAAGCCCAAAGTCCATGCCGATAATTATTGGCCAATCCTCAATAACAGAGATGTCCTCAGATACATGGAGGTCGTCGGACCATTGCTCTCCGTAAATTGCCTTACCGTCCTCAGATGAACCATACTCATTTGCAAGGTTTACTGATATCCAGGATGTTGACTTACCTTCTTGTCCTTGCATATAGTAGTTAGAGGCTAAGTTGTGTACATTCTCTGCAAGCTCGTTTGGTATCCATTTACCGGTCCACTCTTGCCTACCCATGGGTAAACTTCTCATTTCTCGCATTAGCCCGCCGGGTTGGACGAAAAATGCCCAGTTTTTAGGCTTAGTTACTTGAGCCATCTTGTATAGCCAGTGGTCATCATCGCACTGGTTAGTGTCACCAATCATGCCGTGCCAGGTTGGCCCACCATCCATAGGAGAGGGATACCTACCATGTCTCAGGTCGGCCATGTCTATGATTGACTTGTCGAGCTCTTTTATCTCGTTAAACCAGAATCCTGTTATCTGGGTTCCTCTTAGTTTCTTTACAGTAGCTGGTCTATCCATGGCTACAAATACTAATTCAGCTTGTACTATAGACTTATCCTGGAGCTTGAAGTTGAGATAATGAGTGGGCGGTGAAATGCCTCCCTGCTTAAATCTCCCTAGGTCTTCCCAGAGCTCTAACCAGTCTTTAATTGTTGTCGTTTGTAAATCCGGAAACGTGTTCCTAATTGCTATCCATCTAGATTTTCGTACACCCTGCCTATTAGGTTTTTGTTCACACATCTGCTTCAGCAACCGCAGACAGGAGGCATACGTTTTTCCCGAACCAAGTGGACCAGTAATTATTGAAACGCGATCCCGGCTGTCTACATAAGCTTGAAGTACGGGGTCTAAGGTTCCTTGGGTTATCTCTACCTTCATCGATCACTGAATCGCGTGTGATATATCCAATGTAGACTTAGCTCCCGAGAAGTCTCTGAATATGACTTGGGCGAGGCCCGTCTCGTCAAGCTCGGCAATATTCTTAGCCATGGATGACAAGGCAGTTCCCGAAGTCATCTCTTTATATAGAGCCGACAAGAGCTTGAGATTCCTTGGATCTATATCTTGGCTCACTTCATCCAGGATAGCACTAGCAGTATCTATAATCTTGACTTCAAGAGCTAAGTATTTTGTGGCCAGGTAAATATCCTTAGCCAGGTTATATACTCGCATTCTCTTGTTCGTTTCTTCTATGTACTGGTCGGCTTCTAGAGCTAGTTGTTCTTGTCGGTCCTCATAAGAGAGCAAGGTTCCTGATTCTGGTTCCGCTTTGGGTACAGCTGGCCAAAGCTGTTTCCAGCGTTGGTCACGGGCTTCCTTTTGCAGAATAGACATAGGAATACTCGCACCGGCTGCAAGCTCGGCTAAAGTCTTGTTAAGAATCTCGTACTGAAGACGGAATATGGGAATATTGACACTCATAGGGTTCCTTGTAAAAATTACTTTTATAATAATTGTATTATATAACACTAGATGAAAAAGTAAATAAATATTTTATGAAATACATTATTAGTATACCCTATTAGTATATCGCTGGGTATTGAAGTCACGTGAGGTTATGAAAAATGGTAAACTTGAACATAAAGCGTACATTTGACCTATTTTAGCTAATTTTAGTTCGATATACGTTTCTATTAGGATAGGTAAAATGGCTTGTCTCGGCCTATTTATACACTTTTGAACTAGCTTTAGACAGAGCCGAAGCTATTATATATTAGGGAGGTATATACACTAAATGTTCAAGTAATTTAGTAACTTAGGGTATACACTTTAGGTATATGTTTACTAAGTGTATACACAAAATGTATACACTTACTAAGATATACACTTTGTGTATACCCTAAGTAAGGGTATACACAAAGTGTATATACTTACTAAGATATACACAAAGTGTATGTACTTTGAAATTACCCGAAAAATATTTGGGGAGCGTACACTTTGTGTATACTCTTACTAAGAGTATACACTTTGTGTATATACTTTGAAATTACCCGAAAAATATTTTGGGGGAGCGTACACTTTGTGTATACTCTTAGGTAGAGTATACACAAAGTGTATATACTTTGAAATTACCCGAAAAATATTTTGGGAGCTATTAGAGTATACACAAAGTGTATATACTTTGAAATTACCCGAAAAATATTTTGGGGAGCTATTAGAGTATACTAGGCACGCGTATATTTGGATAGGGCATACCCGGCTTTAATAAAAGGGTGGTTTTTGTATTTTAAAGTGAGCGAAGCGAATACACGCTTGCGTGTGAAATTAAATCCCGAAGGGAAAATTTTATGGTTGTAATTAATATAATGTAGTGTATAATGGAGGTATGATAAGTTGAAATGGTTCAATTTATTAGGTAGGTTAAAAGTTAGATGTGAGGTGTAAAATGGAAAAGAAAGTTGAAGTGAAAGAAGTACAGGATATGAATTTAAATGAAATGATGGAGAAAGAAGTAAATGAAAATAAAGGTGTAAGTAATAATGGAAGTGGAGGGAAGAAAGAAGAGTTGTTGAAGTTTTTAAGAAGTGGTGTTAGTAGTGTTAGAGAATTAGGAAGAAGTATGTGTATAAGTGAAAAGAATGTGGGTAGTTTGTTATGTTATGTTAAAAAGGATGGGATTGTTATTAAAGAGTTTATGAGTGGAGGAAGTAAGGTTTATAAAGGTATAAATGAAGAAAAGAGTATGGTTAGAATTAAGAGTTTAGAAAGTGGGGTTGGTCGTTGGGTAAAAGGTGGGTGGGAGTTTAAGTTAGGAGATGAATGGAAGTTTGTAAGTAATTAGTAAGAAAAAGAAATTATTATAGTGATATAATAATTTCTTTTGATTTTTTTTGTTTTTGGAAGGTTGTTAAATGTGACTTGTCACATTTTTATAATAAGTAGTTTGGCGCAGCCAGTAGATTTGTTCCTATTTATAATTGGTTGTTTGGCGTAGCCAGAATAGTGGCCGATAGGCCACATGTCCTTGTATTATATGTGTTGCGTACCGAAGGTAGCAACAGTTGATGATAGTAGTCCCACCCAGCGTTCTAGTAGAGCTCAACCAGCACAACCAGCACAACCAGCACAACCAGCACAACCAGCACA